GTACACGATGACTAATCCGATTGCGATGTAGAGAAGATAAAAAGCGAAGGTCATGGTTCTCTCCTGTTGAGGTAGGGGCGGCTTGCGCCGCCCCATTATTCAGCCCTTGATTTCGTGGATGATCCGCCCGTATTCGTCCTTGATGACGATAGGAAAAGGCGGCTTTACCTGCCTGATGGCAAGTTGCGAAGCCTTGTCCAACGCCTTTGTCCAAGAGTGAACTAAGGCAGAGGTTTCCCGTCCATTGGCGGCGTAGTAAATCACGTTATACATGCTGGATTTCCCTGTTGAAGATGAGAGGTGGGAAGGGCCCGGAGGCCCTTCCCGTTCGTGTTATTTCCTGCCGAGCTTGAAGGTGTTCTTGGCTGCAGCCTTGGGCTTTTCAGCGGGGACGGCAGCAACGGAGAGCCGTCCAAACTTATAACCGAAGGCCAGCGTCATCCCGTCCGGCAGCACGTCCTTCGCTTGAGCGATAAACGATGCTTCGAAATCCTTGCGGATTTCCGCCGTCTTCTGTGCCGCCGACTTATAGGCGTCATAGAGCTTGCGGGACTTCTCGTTGAGGTCAGACAGTTCGACCTGCATCCAAGTCACTTCGTTGGCATTAGCCATGATATTCACACTTTCAATCAGCAGGCCCCTTGGGCCGGGGGCCCTTGCGGCACCGGAGGGCGTTGGCCTTCCGATGACTCCAATATGGCAGGAACGTCCCGCATTGTCAAAAAGCCCTGCTTTCGGGCTTGTTTGCGCCGCGCGCCCTCGGGCACTTCCCGCGCGCTTGCGCCGCGCCTTGCACCCTCGGGGGTACCCCACCGGGGGGCACATGGACTGGTGAAATCTAGGCCCCCGCCATTTGTAGGCAAACACTCAATCCAAGACCCCTAAAAGCAATACTTTACATCATCTTTACAAAAAATCCCAGCCCCACAAAACCAATAGTTTACACTACCGTAAACCAGTTGACAAACCCCTCACCCACCAACATAATCCCCGAACATGGACCTGAGCCCATTCAACTACACCAAGTGGTCGGACCGTCTGGCATTCGACATGGCCCTGCTGCTGGAGGGTAGTGGCGAGGAGATGAGCGAGATGCTGAGCCGCCACCGGATCAGCCAAGACGAAATCCTCGTCTTCAGCAAAGACCCGGTTTTCCTCAAGAAGGTGGAGCATTACCGGGAGGAAGTTCGCGAAAAAGGACTGACGTTCCGTATGAAAGCTCGGGCACAGGCAGAGGAACTTCTTGTCACAAGCTGGACCCTGATCCACAGCCCGGATGTCTCAGCAGCAGTCAAGGCTGACCTGATCAAGCAGACGGTCAAGTGGGGCGGGCTGGAACCCAAGAACGACACGGAAGTCACCGCTGGCGGTGGCGTGCGGATTACCATCAACCTCAACCAGCCTGTGGAAACCGAGGATACCTATTACGACCAGAACGTGATCGAGCACGATGAAGTCGTAGACGATGAACCTGCCTGACGCCATCCTTGACGCCTTTGGCGAAGACCCGGAAACGAGCCGATACGTGGCAAGGGTCTATTCAGCTTCGACCGCCCGCGAGATTGAGCGTACCCTTGCCGAGGCGGGGATCAGTTATCAGACACGGATTATCCGTTCGCGCAAGCGTGGGACCTACTACCAGATCGTTCTGCTGGAGGATGTCGATGACTAAGCGCCCCATTCCGGTTTATCACTTTGCACCCAAGGGTGATCTGTACCCCCACGTCTTCGATGCCATTGGTTCCTGCTGGTGCTGCCCGGATGTGGAGACTGACGACGATGACGACAAGATTATCACCCATCACGCCTATGACCGGCGCGAGGATTACGAGGACGGCTTGCGTAAGCCACACTGACCATGGCACTTGAGATAGATTACACACCGCCGCCTACCGGCAAGAAGTTCATGGAGTGCGATGCGAAGATGCGCGTGCTCATGGGCCCTGTCGGCTCTGGCAAATCGGTTACCTGTTCATTCGAGGTGATCCGCCGCGCCTCACTCCAAAAACCAGACGCGTCTGGCCGCAGGCGCAGCCGCTGGGCCATCGTGCGTGAAACCGCACGCCAGCTTCAGGATACGACCATCAAGACGTTCCTCGACTGGTTTCCGCCGGGGCCGTGCGGGCAGTTCATGCGTACGACGAAGACCTATCTGTTCAAGGTCGGGGATGTCGAGGCCGAGATTATGTTCCGCGCGTTGGATGATGCGGACGACGTAGCCAACCTAAACTCACTGGAACTTACTGGTGCATGGTTCAACGAGTGCCGGGATATCGACCCGGCGATTGTCGATGCGATGTCCAAGCGTATCGGTCGTTTTCCCAGTGCCAAGGATGGCGGGCCGACGTGGTTCGGGATGTGGGGGGATACGAACCCGCCCACCATGGATACGTGGTGGTACTACCAGCTTGAGCATCTTGATCCCACGGATGGGGTGTCTCTCAACGACAATGGCTGGAATGTGTTCAAGCAGCCGTCTGGGCGCAGTGTCTACGCTGAGAATATCGAGAACCTACCGGAGGGGTACTATGACACACAAGGTCGATCCGATGAGTACGTCCGTGTGTACATTGACGGCGAATATGGCCTTAGCCTCGCTGGTATGCCTGTCTACAAGTATTTCCGGCCTGACTACCATATGGCTAACAGCAGCCTCCGGGCTTTCACTGGCGGCACTCGACCTGTCGTCGTCGGTATGGACTTGGGGCTCACCCCGGCAGCGGTGATCGGGCAGCAGGACCCGCGCGGTCGCGCTCTGGTGATGGCTGAGTGTGTGAGCTACGACATGGGTATCCAGCGGTTTGTCCGGACGTTGCTGAAGCCGCTGCTGTATGAGCGGTTCTCGGGGTGCCCCGTGCTGATCGTGGTTGATCCGGCTGGTACGGCTAGGGCTCAGACGGACGAGCGCAGTGCGGTCGATATCGTGAAGGCCGAGGGGTTGCGGGTTATTCCGGCGCGGACGAACGCTATCTCGGCGCGTATCTCGGCGGTGGATGACTATCTCATGCGGCAGGTCGATGGCGATCCGGCGTTTCTCGTGGACCCGTCATGCACGCATTTGAAAGCGGCGATGATGGGCGGGTATCGGTACAAGCCCACGGGTGACAATGCTATCGACAAGAACAAGCACTCGCACGTAGCAGAAGCACTGCAATATCTTTGCCTGCATTTGAGCAACGCCAGCGGGGATTTTCTCTACCAGACGATCAAGCGCGATATTCGACCCGTCGTGTCGGCAGGGTGGACTTGACCGGAACGGACGTTTGGGATAGGGTAATTGTGCTGGGGGTGCATATCCACCTGCCCCCTTGGTGACGTTTCCCTCCCTGTTGAACTAGCCCCGGTAGTCACCGCTACCGGGGATTTTTATGGTGTTGCATCGCGCGTTTACTTGGTGTACCGTACGGCAGACTGACCATAACCACAAGGGTTTAGCCGATGGCGACCGTCTCTCCCGCGTTTGACTTCGTTCAGGCGCAGTCCGCGAAAATTCCCCGTGTCATCTGGGCCGATATCGTGACCGGTGACACCATCACGTCGTTTCCCGTTGTCGCACAGGCGGCTGTGGCCGGTGCTGTCCAGTTTGATGGTACGTTCGGCGGTGCCACTGTCGGCCTGCAGGTATCCAACGACGGCGTTACGTTTTTCGACATGAAAGATTTGGGTGGCACTGTCGTGAGCGCCACGTCGGCTGGGCTGTTTGAGTTCACCACTGCGGCGGCTTATCTCCGCCCGGTTGTGACCAGCGGCTCGGCTAACGCCATCGACGTTACTGTAGTTCTGCGGGGGTGACGTGCTCAACATCGTCCTGATCATGCGGCGTGTAAGGAGGCAGACATCTGCGCTCCTGAACAATCTGCTGTCTGAGGATGGTGACGACCTGCTGCAGGAAGACGGTACGTACATTCTCTTGGAGTAGGTATGGGCGTCCAGCTCAAAAACAACGTTTCCAGCCTGTTGGTGGGCTCAATCAGTGCCGCTGCCACCTCCGTCGTTGTGACGACTGGCTCCGGGGCTAATTTCCCCTCGCTCGGCGCTGGCGATTACTTCTATGTGACTTTGATCGCCCCCACTGGCGTACTTGAGATCGTCAAGTGCACCACGCGGGTCAATGACGTGCTGACGGTAACTCGCGCCCAAGAGACCACACTGGCCATTCCGTTTCCTGACGGCAGCCGGGTTGAGCTGCGCATTACTGCTCAGTCGATAATTGACGCTATTAATGACCGCACAACCCCCAGTGCGTCCGCGATTAATATTGCCGATGCTGGTAATCTCTACATTGGCGCATCGGTTGAGACTGCACTTCAAGAACTGCGCACGCCCAGCATCAGTACGTTTACAGGCGACGGTACGACAGTAATCTACACACTGGCTGCCACGCTTGGTGTTCGCAATCTGACTAGCGTTCATATCAACGGCGTCTACCAGAACAAGAGCACTTACACGCTGTCTGGTACGACCCTGACTTTCTCCCAAGCTCCTCCGCTGAACACGGTTATCGAGGTGCTGACGCGATGAAGTCTGGCAAATCCAAGGTCAATGCGGCGGGCAACTACACCAAGCCCGGTATGCGCAAGACACTGTTCGAGAAGATCAAGGCAGCTCCGGTTCAGGGTACCAAGGCAGGTCAGTGGTCAGCCCGCAAGGCGCAGCTTCTGGCCAAGCAGTACAAGGCCAGAGGCGGGGGCTACACATCGTGAGGAACCCGCAGCAATCACTCAAGGATTGGACCGCGCAGAAATGGCGTACGAAGTCCGGTAAGCCCTCATCCAAGACCGGTGAGCGGTATCTACCGGAAGCGGCTATCAAGGCGTTGTCGCCCTCGGAGTATGCCGCCACGACCCGCGCCAAGCGCGCCGGGAAGACCAAGGGTAAACAGTTCGTGTCGCAACCAAAAACCATCGCGGCCAAGACCGCGAGATATCGTTAGGAGATACCATGGCGAACAACGTAACCAGAATGCCCAATAGAAGTCCTCGCGCGAACACCACGATGACTACTCGTAGTGGTATTAAGACCTTTGGTACTAATCCTAGTAGTTCTACTAAGGGACTGTTAAACACACTTGAGTCCGCGCGCAAACCCGCAAATACAAATAAATCTAAGACTGCTTTAGACATGTTACGCCAAAGGAATGACGTAAGCAAATATGGAAAAATTACAACCGGACCTAATAAGGGATACACAATAGCCTCTGGCAAATATGCGTATGGGCCCAAAGCCCCTTCCGCAGGTAGTATTGCGGGCAAGGTTGCTGGAACAATTGCTCGCGGTGCGATGCGCGCCGCTGGTCCGGTTGGTGCCTTGGTAGGTATGACCACACCCGTTGGCGTAGGTTCAGACAAGCCGAAAGGCCCCCTCATGGCTGGAAAGAAGAGTTCCGGACCGGGTTACGGTCCTACGCAAGCTCCGTCTCGCACAGCACCTTCTCGTACCGGTAGAGTTATTGCTGTAACTGGCGGGCAGGGTGTTACCGCATATGGGTATAAAGGCCCCACGGTCGCAGGTGGCAAAGGTGACTTGCAATCGGCTGGGAGACCACCCGGTACATTTGGTGGTTCCAGCAAGGCACCGTCCAAGACTTCATCTGGTCGCGGCAATACATCAGGTGTAGGCGGCGGTGGCGGCGGCGGTGGCGGTTCTACCGGTACTCGCGGCTCTAGCACGGCACCGTCCAAGGCTGCACCCTCACGCGCCAGCGGGCCCTCTCGCGGTCCTACTTCGGCACCTGCTCGTACAGCACCATCTAAAGCTAACCTCGGAACTAGCCGCTTCTAAGAAAGAGACGTACCATGGCTAAGAAGCCGATGCCGAAGTTCACCCCCTGCTCCAAGTGTCCCAATCCGGGCAAGTGCAAGGCCATGGGCCGTTGCATGGCTAAGGGCAAGAAGTAGTGGCCAAGACCCCAGCTTGGACGCGTAAGGAAGGCAAGAACCCCAAAGGCGGTCTAAACGCCAAGGGGCGTGCATCCTATAACGCTGCCAATCCGGGGAAGCCGGGGCTCAAGGCTCCGCAGCCTGAAGGCGGTTCCCGCCGTGATAGTTTCTGTGCCAGAATGAAAGGCATGAAGAAGAAACTGACGAGCGCCAAGACGGCCAACGATCCGAACTCTCGCATCAACAAAAGCCTGCGGGCGTGGAACTGTTAGATGACCGTATTGCTGACCAATAACGTCTCGACCACGCTGTCAGCGGCCATCGCTGCCGGTGATGCTACGCTTACTGTGGTTGACGGCAACCGGTTTCCCAGCCCGACGACGGGCGAGTATGCCTACGCTACGCTTGTAGCGCCCAACGGCGCGGTCGAGATCGTCAAGGTCACGTCTCGTATCGGCAACGCACTCGGTGTTGCACGTGCTCAGGAAGGAACTATTGCTCAGGTCTTTCCGGCAGGTTCCCGCGTGGAGCTTCGTGTCACGGCTGCGACTGTTATGGACGCTGCACTTGATACCGTGCAGGGTGGAGCTGCCCAGATGCTGGGGCTCGTGGACGGCGTAACCGCCCCCTCTACGGTATCCGGCAAGGCATTTATCTATGTCGATACCACTGGCGGCGACCTGAAAATCAAATTTGGTGACGGCACTATAAAGACCATCGTGACTGACACGTAAGGGGCTCCATGACCGTACTTATTGCTAATAACGTCTCGTCCGTTCTGGCGGCTTCGATAACGGCTGCCGCAACGAGTATGGTCGTTACCGATGGCAACCGGTTTCCCGTGCTGACGCCCGGCAACTATTTTTACGCTACCATCATTGCCACCAACGGCGTTGTTGAAATCGTGAAGGTCGTCACTCGGACCGGCAACGCGATGTCCATCACCCGCGCGCAGGACGGCACGAACGCCCAAGCGTTCCCATCAGGGGCTCGCGTCGAGATGCGGATCAACGCAGCAAGTGTGCGAGAAATCGTATCTGATCAGAGCATCCCACTTGAAGCCCGTGTAACCACGGCTGAGAATGATATTATATCCCTTGAAGGCCGCATGACTGCGGCAGAAGGTGACATTACGACGATTGAGGGTGACATCGTTGCCCTTGAAGCGTTCGATACGGCACTGGCCACCTCGACAGGTTCGGCTTCTGTCGGCTTTCTACAGGCCGGTACGAGCGCAACGCTACGTACGGTGCAAGCTAAACTTCGTGATACTGTCTCGGTTAAGGACTTCGGCGCTGTCGGTGATGGCGTGGCAGATGATACGGCGGCTATTCAGGCTGCGATTGATAGTTTTGCATCTGGTCAGGGTACAATATACTTCCCAAAAGGTGTATATCTTGCTACTAGCACTATTACAGTTACTAAAGATCGCGTTAATTTGACTGGCGCAGGGCAGTGGGTTACTCAGATTAAGTTTGAGCCAACTAACGATGACATTTGCATCTTTATTGGTAAGGGCGGCGAAGGAACCGTAGACGCAGGTATTATTGTTCAGTGTTCTTTGCGCGGCATGTCTTTTAATTCTACCAATACAACATACAGAAAAACGGCTCTTGAGCTAAAAGACGTATCTTTTTTTATCTGCGAAGAAATCAGCGTTGGGTCTACAACTCAGTGGATCGGAAACGGTTCTATTGGCGTGCGCACGCGGGGGCGCGAAGGTTTGTCGTTCCGCAATATGAGTGTTCAAACCAATAGGCCGTTTGTGTTTGCGCTTAACACCAGCTTCCCGTCTATTTGTTTAGATCAATCTAACTTTCACAACATAACTACTGTTTGCCGCGGCCATTTTGAAACCGTACCAATTTATAGCGAAACAAATTTTTTCTTTGATCCTGGCGTAAACTTTTCTAACGTTTCGTTTACCGGCTATCAATCTTGGAACCGAGGTAAAAACGGTCTGTATTACGACAATAGTACCTTGGCGGCTTCTGGCTCATCATACGCGCTTAATATCCAAAATGTTCGGTGGGAAGGAACATTTGGCAATGATGACACTGGGTATGCCTTCTATTTTAACCATGGCGCCGTAAGCACTACAGGCAATATTCTTATCCAAAATGTTTACGTTGGCGAGATTGGCAACGGGTATTATTTCCGCCGTTGCCGCGACATTACTCTGATAGAATGTTCTTGGATACGAGCTAGTGGTGAAGCTCTTAACATAGACAATTCTATCGGCAGCGAATTTTTGCAAGTAATCAACTGTTTCTGGCAGACGAGTGCTACCGCGTCTATTAATTCTGCTTTTGCTGCTGTTAACGCCATTAAGTCTGATAATACGGCAGCGGTGTATAAGTCGGCAATTTACACCGCAGCGCAAGGGTTGGATCGCCGGGATATGATTGCCGGTGTACCTGTAAATCAAGGCCGCATTGATATTGCTGCTACGGACCCAACCGTTGTTACGCTTCCTTTGGATGCAACCGCCACAGTAATAGGCACGCTGGCGGATAGCAGAGGTAAATTTGCCCTTATTGGGTTTAACGTCATCGCCAAAACAACAACTCTTATCTATGATGATGGGACATGGAGCGTAACACAAGGCACAGCGGCAAAACTAAATGTTTATTGGGATGCCGTTTCATCGACTTGGAAATTAGAAAACAAAACGGGCATCAGCCGAGCCATGTATTTTCAAGCCATTGGTTCTAACCAGTAAGGAACAGCCAATATGGCAAATAGATACTGGATTGGCGGCACTGGTACTTGGGATGCGTCCAGTACGACAAATTGGTCTGCATCTAGCGGCGGCGCTGGGGGCGCAACGGTTCCTACCGCCGCCGACGCCGTGCTATTCGACGCTTCTTCTGGCGGCGGTACATGCACTATTGCGGCTACGGTTCCTTGCCTGACACTAAATCTGACTGGCTATACTGGTACGATAGCTTTTGGCACAAACAAAATCCAAGTTGCCGGAAACGCCGCAACCATATTTACGCAGACGACTTCCTGCAGTGTATCTGGAACTCCAGTAGTTGATTTGACCTACACCGGATCTACCGGGACGCGCGTAGTCACAGCGCTCAATATCGCTGCGGCTAACACTATTTCGTTTAATGTTCTGGGCGGCACCGATGCCGTCAACATTCCTTCTCGCGTGCGAGCGTTAAATTTTACCGGGTTTGCGGGGACGCTAGTGGCTGGCTCCCGGTTTGTTCACGGCGATTTGACTTTTTCGACCGGAATGACGCTATCCGCAGGCACTCAAGTTCTTTCACTGCGAAATGTCACTTCAGGTTCCACCAGCATTCTTACAACTAATGGAAAAACCATCAATAATCCGATCACGCAAGATGTCGCCGGGACTTGGGTTCTTGGGGATAATCTGACTGTTAACCCAACTTATGCTCTGACCGTTGATGCTGGAGTGTTCAATGCTAACGGCAAAAACGTAAATATTGCCACGTTAAACAGTAGCGGCGCAACAGCCCGCACTTTGGCGCTTGGTTCCGGTACATGGACCGTTTCTGGTTCTGGCACGGCTTGGAATTGCGCGACCGCTACAAACCTCACAGTGACTGGCGCTGGCACGATTAGCATGACCAGCGCAAGCACTAAAACATTTGCTGGCGGCGGGCAAACTTGGCCTACGCTTAATCAGGGCGGTGCTGGCGCTTTGACCATCCAGCAGTCCAATACCTTTACAGACATCACCGACACTGTGCAGCCAGCCACGATCACGTTGACATCGGGCACAACGCAGACAGTTACGCAGTTCACGGCGTCTGGCACGGCAGGCAATTTGATTACCCTGAACGCGTCTACTGCTGGGAGTAGAGCTACAATAAGCAGAGCGTCTGGCTTGACAAACGTGTCTTATGTGGACGTGAAGGACATTAACGCGACAGGTGTTGCGTTCTATAGCTACCTGTTTAATGGTAACGTCAATAGTGGGAACAATGCGGGTATAAGGTTTAACCTTCCGGATACGTCCTTCATACCTAGCCTATTCATCTAGAGGAGCTTAGACAATGCCAGACAAGAAGATTTCAGCTTTGACAGCAGTCTCTACCTTAACTGGTGTTGAGGCTTTTCCCGTTGTGCAGAGTTCGGAGACCAAGAAGGCTACTGTATCCCAGCTTCTAACGGGTCAGCTTATCACTGAGTCTGGCACGACACGCACCCTGTCGGCTACTGACAACGGTAAAATTATCTACTGCACCAGCGGTTCTGCTGTAACGATTAATTGCGCGGCTGATCTTGGGGTTGGTTTCAATTGCACCATTCTTCAGGGCGGCGCTGGTAAAGTTACTGTTGCGGCGAATAGCCAGACCTTGGTATCATATTCCAGTCTATTCAGCACGATGGGTCAGTATGCGGTCATTTCGCTGATCTGCCCCGTGGCGAATACGTTTGTAGCTGCCGGTAATCTTGGTGTTTAACTAACGAGCTTCATGGGGTTGGATCGTGACGACAGAAGGCTGGCATCTCGATAAGAAAGTCCCAATCACCATCATCGTGGCGCTGGCCTTGCAGACGCTTGGGTTTATCTATGTCGGTACGGCGTGGAAGACCGAGATTGATTTCAGGGTCAACAACCTTGAGCGTATGAACGAAGACCGCAAGTCGCAAGAAGGTAGGATTATCGCAGTAGAACAACAACTTAACTATATAACCGACTCCCTGAAGCGGATCGAGGCTAAACTGGAAAGCACTATTGGTAATGGCCAGAAGTAAGACCAACTGGATCGTCATCCACTGCAGCGCAACGCGCGGGTCGCAGGACTTCACGGCGGCTGACATCCGCCGCTGGCACCTCGACAAGGGCTGGAAGGACATTGGCTACCACTATGTGATCCGCCGGGACGGTACCGTCGAGCCCGGCAGGGCTGAGAACGCCATCGGCTCCCACGTTCAGGGGCATAACGCCGACAGTATCGGTGTCTGTATGGTCGGCGGCATTGACGACAAGACATGGAAGCCAGCAGACAACTTCACGCCAGCTCAGTGGCGGTCTCTTAGAACACTTGTAGAACGCTTGGTAAAGAAGTATCCTAGCGCCAAAGTTCTTGGGCACAGGGATTTTCCCGGTGTCCAGAAAGCCTGCCCATCCTTTGCTGCCAAAGTGTGGGCCAAGAAGAACGGTTTTCCTACCTAGCTATACACAGGAGAATAAGTTTATGTTTACCTCTATCGACAAGGCGCTGGTCGCCGCCATCATGGGCATCCTGTTCATCGTGCAGACCTTTTCGGGTATCAATCTTGCGTGGCTGAGCCACGATACGGTGGCCACCATCATCGGCCTGCTTACCCCCGTGCTGGTCTGGGCGGTGCCGAACAAGAAGCCTGCTTGATGACATGGCAGGAAGCTGCAGCAACCGTTGTTATACTCCTCGGCCTTGGGGCCGGAGCATATCTGGTTGCGCAGCGGCCTGCTTTCTGGATCGAGTTTGGCTCTCGCTCTTTAACGGCATTATGGCCACATATCTGGAAATATGTTTCCAGACGGAACAGCCCAGAAATCGAAGCCAAGATGCACGAGTGCCATCGACGCGGCGGAACATGGGACAATTTTCGAAAGAAATGCAGGGATAAATAAATGGCCGGACTTACACTTCTTCGCGTTGTGAGCGGTGATGACCTTGCAAAACAGGAACGCGCCCAGCTTCAATCCGAGATGGAAGCACGTCAGCAAAACCCGGTTATTCTGGGGCTGGCTGCCCACCTCCGCACCTGCTGGGACGCCGCCCGCATGGCGAAAGACCCCATCAACGACATCATGCTCAAGGCTCTGCGCCAGCGTAATGGCGAGTACGAGCCTGATAAGATGAACGCTATCCGCGCTCAGGGTGGCTCTGAAGTCTACATGATGCTTACCGAAATCAAGTGCCGTGCGGCTGAGAGCTGGCTTCGCGACATCCTGATGGATAACGGCACGCCCCCGTGGGACATACAGCCGACGCCCGAGCCTGATCTGTCGCCCTCTCAGATGGATGAGCTGAAGCAGGCGTTTGCCGAGCAGGTCATGATCACTATCCAGCAGACCGGACAGGCCCCAACCAAAACCGACATGCTGGAACTGCGTGAAGTCGTCGCCCAGCAGTTCAGGTTCAAGGTGCTACAGGCTGCCCAGAACCGCGCGGACAAGATGAAAATCCGTATCGAGGACCAACTCGCGCAGGGCGGCTGGGCGGATGCGTTCAATGAGTTTTTGACCGATCTGGTGACGTTCCCGTGCGCCTTCGTCAAGGGGCCCATCGTCCGCCGCCAGCGGTTCCTGAAGTGGGTTTCCGATCAGAATGGCCGCACCGCCGTAGAGCAGGGCGAACGTATTGCGCCTGAGTTCGAGCGTGTCAGCCCATTCAATATGTATCCCGAGCCGGGCATCACCCGGATCAACGACGGCTATATGTTTGAGCATCACCAGTTGACCCGGCAGGCTCTGGCTGATCTTATTGGCGTTCCGGGCTACGACGAGCAGGCTATTCGCAAGGCTCTGGAAAATGGGCCGGATGCTTCGTTCGTGTTCGAGCCGACCGAATACGCCCGTGAGGAAGAGGAACGCAAGTTCTACACCGAGATGCGTCCGACCGATGTGTTCGACGCGCTTGAGTTCTGGGGCAAGGTATCCGGCAAAATGCTTCAAGAGTGGGGCATGACGGAAGCCGAGGTTCCTGACGATGCCAAGGAATACGACGCCAACGTGTGGATAATCGGCACCCTCGTCATCAAGGCCGTGCTGAACTATGACCCGCTGGGCGAGAAGCCTTACGCCAAGACTTCGTTCATCAAGACGCCCGGTTCGTTCTGGGGCCGGGCTATTCCGGAGATCATCGAAGACCTGCAGAATATCTGTAACGCAGCCGCCCGCGCACTGGTCAACAACATGGGCATCGCGTCTGGACCGCAGGTCGAGGTAAACCTTGAGCGCATCCCGCCGAACGAAGACATCACGCAGATGCACCCGTGGAAAATCTGGCAGGTGCTCAATGACCCGCTGGGTAGTTCTGCCCCGGCAGTCCGGTTCAACCAGCCGAATGACAACTCGTCTACCCTGATGGCTGTCTATGAGCGGTTCAGCCGCTTGGCTGATGACCACTCCGGTATTCCTTCGTATATCTACGGAGA